AGTTTCATATCTACTATCATCCCAACCGATTCTAACCTTTGGTTGATATATTGTATGTGTTTCTTTACCGAAGAATTTTAATTGTCCATAATCAATATCATTATCTTCTTTTTGTGATTCATGTTTAATAATAAATCCTTCATTTGAATATCCCTCATCTAACCAAAATGAAAATGATGAAGATACATCAACATTTAAATCAGATGATTCATAATCATAAGAACGAGTAGCTTGAGATGCAGTGTACCACATACCACCCTTTCCATCAAACGAACCAGTTGCACTACCACTATTTGGTACGTTGGTTGGTAACCAATTAGAACCACTATCTCTGTAATTCCAAGTACAACCACTTGTTGATATATCATCAAATCTAGTACCATTACCCATTTCCCAACTTTGAGAAATAGGATTAATTTCTAATGAATATGATAAGGGTATTTCCGTTGGTTCTGTTTCTCTAAGTACCATTTCAGCTACACTCATTGTTACACTACCATCAGAAAGTTTAGAAGAAAGTGAATCTGTATCGAACTTTATTAAACTTCTAGCCGTATCTTTAAGTGAACCATAATAAACTTTAGACACTTCTAATATTTCATCCAACCCAGTGTTTTGAGTTGGTTGTTGTAGAAATATACTAGCGTCTTTAGATGCGGTTAAAAAATAATACATTATACTACTCTCCCTCTTATATCCTTATCAGGAAATTTAAATTCAAATATTGATGGGTCTAATGAAGGATAAATTTGTTTATTCTTCGTTGCACCAACAACATCATATGAATTTGGTGAATAACCTGAAGTACCTCCACATAAGTTTTTAAACTCTGTTTTAACTACGGATTGTACTCCTTCAATATTTCCTATTAACATTTCAACTTCACCAATATTGATTGGCATATTGAATGTCCATTTATCTATTTCAAAATAATCTTTAAGAGCCGTAATACAATTTGTTAATACTTCTCTTTTATTATAATCTCTATAAACTCTAATTTCAAAATCTAAACCTATATTAATAATAAATCCATCTAAAAGATTTACACCATCGGTCAACATTCTAAATTCATTCATATATGTTTTTAGATTTTCTTTGACTGCTCTATTAAGAGATGTTAATTTTTTATTAGAATCATATCCTAATACATATAAGTTTACTGCAAATGGATTATTCTTTTCTTTTACATTTGATTTTTTATTTGATAAAAATTTTGAAACTTGTGTTTTTATTTGTTCATCAGTATTCTTACCATCAGCTTGTAAATCTTGTACCAACTTAGAAAATTCGTTTAGTGCGGTTGGTGAAGCTAGTATAGAAGCTGGTGAGTTATCATCCAACTGACCATCAGCTGCACAAAATGCTTTTGTGATATTACCAAACTTAGGTGGCATTGATAATGCTCTTACTTGATAATCCTTAGATGTTACTGCTCTGTTTTGTGAACCAAAGTTAGCTATAGCATTCTCTCTAATCTCTTCTAATGTTTCTGCTCCCCTACCACCAGTTGCTGGTTGTTCATTATCTACTGCTAATGAGTTCTTAACAGTTGAATAAAGATTTCTCTCTGATTGACCAAATGCCGATAAATCTTCATCAAATTCAACTTTGGTAATTCTTTGTATTGTGTTTTGTGCTACATTTGATTCTACACCACCACCAACTAAATATTTTACAGTCATTGTAGTATTCTTTGGTGATTGTCCATATGATTTAGTTAGTAAAAAGTTTGATGGGTCAAATGATGCTCCTAACTTATCTATAGAATTGTTTAACCCTAACCCAACATTTTTAAATGTAGGGATTAGTAGTTCATCATTTTTACCACCATCACCACTACCAAACTGAATAGTAGTTGTACCATCTGGATTTGTTACTACTTTAAATCTTCTTGGTGTTTTAATTAATTTAAGAATTGATGCTACTGAATCTCTAAACTGAAATAAATCTTTATCTTGTGCTTCAGTATTTGAATATTCTACATAAACCATCTCTTGCCCTAAGTATGGAACTTTGTAGTATCTGTTATTGTTAGCATCTCTAACATCGAATATATCAATTATATTTGTATCAGGTATATCAATTTTTGCATATTCTTCTTGTGTATTACTAAATGTAATTTCTATTTGTTTTTCTGTAGCTGATATTACATCAACGAATTTTTTTACTAAATAAAATTTGGGATTATTAGTATCTATATCTCTTTCATATACAGTGATTTCTCTATCTTCTGCATCTGTGAAATCTAATAGTTCTGTCGTTCTAAATTGTACACCATCAGCATCTAACTCCATACCTTCTTTTACTCTTAGGTAATAATCAGTATCAGGTTCAAATGCTAAATCACCTGATGAAATAGGATTTGTTAATCTTCTTGATGGTATCAATTGAAATACACTTAATTTTGTTGTAGCTGGGGTTGTAACTTTGGCTCTATACCCCATCATTTTAGATAGTTCAAATATATTTTCTCTATCTTCGGAGGTAGTAAGTAATGATTCTTTTAATGTATCATCTATATAATATCCCAATACATCACCGACATAAGATGCCATTTCAATAAACATCATACCTGGTGATGATTCGTTAAAATCATTAAATGTTGTTGGAAAATAAGTTTTAGCGAATTCAATTAAGTTGGTTCTAAAATCAACAAAATCTTTGTTAAGGTATTTAATATCTCTACCTTTATCCTTAAAACTTTTTATTTGATTATTTAATGCCATATTATTCCTCTACCAAAAATGTTAATGTATCTAATGTTTGGTCTCCTTCTTGTTTAAACTTCAAAGATACTTTAGCTTGATTGTTATCTGTCATTTCTTTACTTATATTAATATCAATATCTTCTACTGTAATGTAAGGTAACCACTTAGCTACTGCATTATTTATTGTAGTTTCTAAATCCTCTTCAAATTTCTCTGTTGCAGGATTGAACAACAAATCATGTAACCCACTTCCAAAATCAGGTTGTAATAACCTTTCACCCCTTTTGGTAAGTAATAAATTTTTTAAGTTGGAACGAACTTGGTCAAATGTTCTAAAAGATTGTCTAAAGTATCCATCATTACCTCTTTGTATTGGTAAAGTAATACCGACTGCAAAGTTATTAAACTCCTCAGTATCAATTACAATCTTTTTATTTAACTCATAAGCCATCTTATGCTCCTACTCCTCTTTTTCTAGTCATCGCTTTTACAAGCTCTGAATTATCTCTGTTAAGAATCTTATCTAAACCAGGCACACCAGTCTGTACTCCTAAACCTTGTGGTTGTGGTACTGATTGTTGTCTCATTGGTTGTAATCCCATCTTCTGAGTCATCTCTTCTCTGAAAGATTGGATTCCACTTTGTCCTACGGGTGTTCCTCCACCAGCAGCTGCAATATTGTGTGTTCCAAATGTAACTGTTTTATCCATCGTATCAGTAACACCACTCTGTAGAGTTTCGTTTAGTACTTGGTTTAACATAGGGTTCTTAGTATATGTTTGATTCTCAACAACTGGTTGAGATTCTTTTCTATCTTCATCTAATACTGCATTAGCTAATGAAAACGGGTCTACTTCTTCTGTTTTGTTGGAAGTAATAGTTTTCATTCTTGCCTTTACTGCTTCATCTAAAATCTTAGGAAAAGTTTTCTTTAGAAAAACTTCTTGTCTTTTAGATACCTCAGCTTCTACTAACGCTTTGATTACTTTTACTAATTTTTTCGAATCCATAATTGTTTTCTGTTTTAATATAAATATACACTAATAATATTTTAGTCTTTAGAATGGTATATTCCAACACCTTTGTCCATTTTTTTCTGGGTTTTGTGCTACATAATAGTTATCACCTGATTCTATTACATCACCAGTAAAGTATGGTTCATTAGACCTAAACTTTTTTGTATTTTTAAATGGTGGTTTTTCATTACCTAAAAATTGCCAATCTGAAATTGGTAGTTGGTCATCATCATTATCTCTACTACCTATTCTACCACCAGGTATTACATACATACTCCAATTAATTACACCAGGACCTGGTATTGGTGATGGTGCTGACGGGTACATTGATGTAGTATAAATCATACCTTTAAGTGTTAGTAAGTGTATCTGTGCAGATAGTACAAAAATATCTATAAAAAAGTTTGGTGAAAGAACCGCTGGTAATTCTATTGGAACAGGCCAAGTGCCAGGATTAATACATATATTATTCGTTACTACAATATTTTGTATTGCACCAGGTGCTGGGATTGGTGGAATAGGAAACGGATTCATAGTTGCACCAGCCCAATATGCCTTTACTGCATTACCTAATTCTTTTATAATCGGTGATGTTGGTGGGGGAATAGGTCCTTTTTGTATTGCAAAACATTTCATCAAAGCTACAATCACTAACGATTCCATAACAGAAGTATTTCCTTTTTGTATTGAACACAAATTAATACCTTGAATACCCCTCCTCATACACATATCATATTCAACAGTAAGTTTTTTAGCAAAGACTTGTAATGATGCAACCCCAATAGGATTACTCATATACCCCTTCATATTGGCTTTGAATATACCCCAACTCATTTTAATCTACAAAGTTTTTCGTACTTAGCATTGTGGATAGTTTACTCGCTATGGCTGCAAACTTAGGTGCATTTACAGGTGGGCCTGATGGACCTGCGGGTGTTGGATGAGTCA